CGAAGAAGTCGAAGAAGGCGTCTGGGCTCCCACCTGTTGATGATGACATGGATGCCGAAGAGTTCGTCAAGGCGGCGTATCTATCCATCCTCAAGCGTGAAGCCGATGTAGGTGGACTACAACACTATTCAACCGCTATCATGATGAAGTCGATGGATAAGCAATCCGTTCTCGATGACCTGTCGGCATCTGCCGAAGCCCAATCACTTTGATTCAGATTCAGTTTTGGACATCGCAATATCAACCATGATATTGATTCGCCCTGCAACATCAGCGGTATTCCAAAGTGATATGAACTTGGCCAAGTAATCGCCGGTGGCGTGGTCAAAGAGCCAACGAATCAATCCGTGAGTAGTATAGAGCGAAGCCGATACTCCAACCTCTTCGATGCAAACCACATCGTCAGGAATCCCGCCCAGAACTTTGTCCAGAGCGGCGACAATCTGTTTGTCGCTCATCTCATTCACTCCGCACATCGACTTCTTAGAGGGTTGTCGAGGCGAGGTAAGTGTGGCAGACTCAACGCTTCTTCTGCGGTCGTTGGGCATCCCAAAGCATACCAACACTTCTGCATTGATATATTGTCATTCATCGACCATCGGCCATCATACACATAGGTGAAATGTTTCAGATATTGGTCGAGGGTCATACCCAAAAAGTCGTTTGCTCTTTTGGTCAGGCGGCGGATTGCGGTTTCGGTTCGCATATTACAACCGAGTCGGTAGCAATATATCAATGCTTCGGAATATCAATCTCTCATTCGCCCCATCTCAATTGAACTGTGTAGTCGGAGCGATAGCCAACACAATTGTCGCCCTTGCCACCGGCGGGTCCACAATCGGGTTCTTCAAATCGAACTGGCTTGGATTCATCCGAACGAGTGATTCGACAGTATTGATACGCATTGTTCCCAGATGGCTCCAAACCCGCTGACGGCTCTGTGAGAGTCCCGTTGTTCATCACGAGCAGGAACTTGGCCATCATACCCCACAGTAGCGAGCGAGATGGAGCAAATAGTGTGATGCGCCCGAACCAGATTGATGTGCGAGCGACAGTAGTCGAACTTGTGTCGAGATTCGCTTCTTCGGTTAAACCGATTAAAGGTTGGATGCAAATCTGATATGTCTTTTGTTTTTTGTAAAGCAACCAGTTTGGATTCACGCTCGGAGTCCAAGTTCCATCAGGAGAATCCATATTGGCTTCGATAAGGTTCTTGAGAGTAGTGTATGGGTCGATTGAAGGTAATCCTGTGTCGACAATGGCCATCAATTCGACCCCCGATACCAGAATGATGAAGGCATTTTGTATTGACCCCATGTTGCGACACCGACTTTGGTATGGCTCTTTACCTTCTCAAGCAATTCTTTGTATTCTCGTTCTGTATCTCGGATGAGTTCTTTCCAGAACTCCTTGACTCGCTCCATGCAATTCTCATCATTCATGGCGGCACGAGCCGCTGACCTGACCACATGGAGAATTGTAGCCATTTTGACATCGGCTGGCGGCGTTGTCGCCCCCGCATCATAGATGACTTTGAGTCGACAAGCAAATGACTCGGTGAATGCGTAGTGGAATCTGACCAAGCCGGATTCAGCATCGGCCAGATAGTAATCATCATTATTGGGGATTCGACCTTCGTCGAGAAGAGTTTCAGCACCAGATGGGGAGAGGGAGTGGATTGATGTGATACTCACTACCGGTCGTTCGCCACAAGTCAGGCTCGCCAGTCCAAATGCGGTGTCAAAGTATTCGGTATGAGTTTCAACACCGGCGAATTGATGTCCGGCATAAGCATCCATCAGTCGAGATGCGTTGCTTATCATCGTGCCAATCTGAACATCGGTGGGTCCGATGCCTTCGGAGAAGTCAACCCCAGAGTATGCTTCGACTTCGGCGAGTGTGCAGTAGTCGGTTGCGGCCATGCTTCATCCTTATCCGATACGGTTTATCACGGAGTCGCCCCTCGAAAGGTTTGGCTCACGCTATTCCCTATCAGTCAAGGCGACTCAAGTCAGTCTCAAACGGTTGCGATGCCAGTTAGCAGACATACTGCTTCGGCATAGCGCACATTGAAGGCGATGTCTTGGCGAGGGATGAGAACGAATCTATCCTTTGTTGGCTCGTCAAGGAATCCCATGTTGAAGCGGCGGTCTGCGTCAGTAGGGTTGCCAATGAGTGGACTACGGTTGTTCACCAGAAGTGCGACAGTCTTGGTTGTGGTTGTGCCGTCATAGACTCCTGTCCAATCGAGATTGGTTGGGATGACTCCGGTTGCGAATACTCTGATTCCATAGATGCGGCCGAGTTCGCCGGAGAGGATTGTTGCCCCTGCGCCATACTTGTCGACTGTCTGGAGTTCGGTGAATCCAAGCAATTGAACTTCAAGGTTGCGAGGAACAATCAAAGAGAGTTCATCACGGTTGTCTGCATAGACTCCAAGATTGTTGATTGCCGAGCGAAGGTGGCTCAAAGCGAATGTTCCGCTAACTGATACTGCGGTTGCGCCAGCCAGTTTGCGAAGTCCGTTGAGTTCGAGCAAGTAATCGTTCTGCTCTGACCCTGCGGTGGCATTGATTCCGGTTGCGTTGGTCGAACTGTTATAGACACCGTTGATGTTGCTCGCAAGAGTGGTTTGAGTGTCGCCGTTAATGAGTAGCGACTCTTCGTTGTATGCAAGACGGGATGCGATGTCATCTCGAAGAACTGAAAGTAATCCTTCGACACCATATGCTATCAAGTAATTGCCGATTGGAATGTTCGCAATCATTGTGGTGAGTGTTAGTTCAACCTCTGTGGTTGCCTGTCGGGATTCGTCAGATGCAGTTCCGGCTTCGGTCTGGCCAAGTGTTTGGCGGTGAAAGTTCACAGAGCCGTTCAATTTTGGAACTTTGACGGTTCGGGTTGACATCGGCATAGATGGGAACAGACTACGCATGAAGTTTCGCTCATACACTATCTGGATAATCTCGTCTGCGGTTTCAGTCGGGAACATTGTTGCTCCGGTTGTAGTGCCAGCACCAGCCAGCGCTGCTTTCACTCTTTCGACCATATCGGTAAATTGAATCTCGTTTTCATCAGTCATATTCTTTCACTATCCCTGTTTGTTGTCCTGTGGACTCTGATTTCAATTGCTCCCCCTCAAAGCAATCTGTGATTCCAACCATCCTGCAAGGCCATTCATGCCTTTGCTGACGGTCGGTGTGGGGTCGTGGCGGTTCGACTTCTTGGTCGATTCCACTACGGTTGAAGCAAGACTCTTCGGGTCTGCTTCGGGTGCTGGAGAAGGTGCATCACCAATGTGTGCTGCGACTCGCTTTGCGACTTCGGCCTCAATTGCGGCTTCGGATTCTGCGGTCTCCTTCTCGGTCGTGAGTTCTGCGATTTGAGCCTTCAATGCTTCAACCTCATCGCTCACTTGAATGTGATTCTCGATGTCAGATAATCTCGACTCGACACCAGCCAGAGCCTTGACCACTTCAAACAATACTTCGGTTGTGGTTGGTTCTGGTGTGGATTCTTCTTCGATTGCTTCAACAACCTCTTCAACAACCTCTTCTTCTGGGGCTGATAGTTCAACGACTTCTTCGACAACCTCTTCGGTTGCCTCTTCTTCGCTGGAATCTTCATCTGCGCTGGAATCTTCATCTGCGCTCTTAATAGTAGTAATGGGTTCGTCAACGATAACTTCTTCGTCAACAACATCGAGAACGGTGTCCTCGACTTCTTCTGATTCAATAATGGATTCGTCAGTCATGTCGGTGGTCTCCGGTCTCTGACCCAAACGGTTGTCGAGGGGGGTATTAAGCGAATCGGTTTCTTCGGATTCCGACTGTTGCGATTCAGATGGAGGTGAAATTGCTTGCAGTAGTGCTTTCAGGTTGTCGACTTCTCCACGAAGTTCTTCGATACTGGATGGGTTCTCCGTATCGACTTCGATACTGCCACAAGAACACATCGAACTGGCGACCGAGAGATTTTCGACTGGCGATTCCATATCTCCACCTTCGGATGGTTCTTCGCTCGGAGATTCGGATGGCTCTTTTTCAAACAGGATTGCGATTGCATCTCCCATATCCTCATACCCGATGATGTGCTTCTCAACATTGAATAGTGCGTTCGGCGATGCCGGAACATCGACCACACTCGTCTCAAGCCAGTCAATCTCGGTGAATGTCAGATAACACACATCATCATCCAAACACTCTTTGACAGCCGCACGAGCGATGAACCCAATAGAGAACGCACGAAGCAATCCCTTGCGGATTTTCCTGACGATGGCCGTCTCTCCACCATCAATCAATGCTCGGCCAATCGGAACTTCACCCTCGATTCCATCCCATTCGCCCATCTCAACATCGAGCATTTTGCCGATGACTCCTGTGTCTTTGCTATGATTATACAGGATGACTGGATTCTTAGAGTAGCCAGCCCACGCATTGAGGATGGCGGTTGGCGCAACGAGTTCGTTGTGGCGGTCAAGCATATCGGCGTTGCCAACATATACAGGACCCCGCACGATAACATCATCATCATCGGCGGTTGCTCCCTCTTCTGCTTTCGCTTGGTCGGAGTAATGTTTGGTATCTATCTCGAACGGAATCTGAAAGTCCAATTTCACTTCGACTTCACGAGATTCACCTTCACGAGAAGAGAACTCATCTGTGTTCAGCAATACTGCTCGCATAACCAAAGCGTTTATCGAGGCGGGTTAAGAGGGATTCGGTTCGGTATGGAATCAGTTATCATCATCCGTGAATTGACTTAAATCCATACAATCAATCTCTTCATCATCCAGTAAATCTGTTGGATTCTCGTCAATCATCGGCAAGAACCAAGAGTCGAACTTGGCCGCTTTGATGTGTTCCATATTGGCATGGCTTGGGGGAATCCATTCGACTTTTTCAGCCTCGTTCAAGTGCTCATATTTTCCCCCATTCTTGGTCTCCGGCAATCTCTCGATTGCCTCACCATCCTCAAAGTCCTCAAATCCCAACACACCAGTATTGACAAATGTTATGGCATCACACGACCGACATTCCATTCCCATCCTGCCCTTTGGAATATACCCCTGTTTGAACTTCACCCGCAGTTCGGCGAGTCCAGTTTCACCCCTATCTCGCAAAGTGAATCCATGACCTGCGATGTTATATGATTCATTATCCCACCACTCGGCCTTCTCATAGAGTTCAGGAAAGTGGAGCCAAAGTGAATACCACGAACGGAATGATTGCTTTGGACAATGATAACACCCAAGTCGATTGAATACTGTGTAAAGTTCCAAAGCGATACCATGATGGTCTAAGAAGGCCATGCAATCGGCTTCTGTCCATTCCCATTCGGCGAGGGGGAATCTGACTTGTGGAACGCCGGATTGTAATCGCTTTGGTTCATCAATGGCGATGCCCATATATTGGTATGTAATATCCCCTGCATCCATGATTTTATCGAGTGGGTATAATTTGGCTTGTCGGGTCCACCAACATGGGTATAATTTGAGGGGAGCACCTCTTGGTTTTCCTTCAAATTGTCCTCTTGTTGCATTACCATAAAACCACTCATCCCATGTTCCAATCGGTGCGACCCTCTCAATGACAAGACCCCGTTCGGGATAATGCTCGTCAAGGTATGCCTGAACTCTATCTAAGTAATCATACAATTGAGGGAACTCAAAACCTGTGTCAGCAAAAACAATACGAGTTATTGGGTATCTGATTGGGTCATCCAGTTCAAGCATTCTCAACAACATGGCCGTTGAATCCTTGCCTCCAGAGAAGCAAACAACACCTGTCGCATCTGGAACTTCAACGAAGTTCTCCATATTCCGTTTGTGTTCTCCAACAACATACGGCGTGGGTTTAATGCGCTTCACCATACAATCAAACAAATCTCCCACCTTTATCATTGATGGGGTGTGAATAGGATTGTGATTTAGAGCATTGATATACCGAAGCCTTTATAGGGGGAGACCCCCACGAATGTTTATGAGCAACCGTAGCCCAGACAACACCTTCGAGACCGGACAGAGATACACCGCAACATCAATCTGCAATTCAGATTGCACTTGGACATTCACTATCGTCAAGCGAACTGCAAAGACCGTTTGGTTCACAACCGACTATGGAGTCGGTGCAGAAGCAGAAGTTCAACGCCGAGCAATCAAGACCGATGCAAACATCTGGACTATTGCAGACCGAAACATCTCCGAATACTTCATGCCCTTTGGGACTTATTCGATGGCGGCTTCTTGCGGCGCTGACTCACGAGTCGCTTGAGAACCCACGACTTGGATTCCGAACACCAACGATACTCGGAGTCTCTTGTCATCAAGTTCGACATAAACGAGGGGAGACCCCCCACCGTTATCATTTTGTCGAGCCGCTTCTCGCAATTACTCGCAAGACTCGATTCCCGTCTTGTTGGAATATCCTTTTGACTGATTTGCGTTGAGCAATCACCGCCGGTTCTAAGAATGGTTGGGGTCGTTGTCGGTGTGTTCCAAGTTCAACGGCTTGGGCATAATCCACTCCTGTTCCACCGCCGCCAAATTGCACGATGCGTTGATGTTGATTAACTCGCAACACTCGACCCGATGCTCGAAGCGCACCAGTATCAACAGGGGCTCGCTTCTTCGCTTCTGTGAGGATTCGGTGGGCGACCTTATCGAGCGTCTTTGCGGTCGCTTTGACATACGCTATTTGACCCTGACCAAAGGCGAGAGATGCTTTGATGAATGGCCATCCACCTTTGCTCATCAGTTTCCACCTTCACGCTCTGGGAGAGTTTCTATCGCCGGAACCAACACATCTTCGGGTGGAACAATCTGGTCGGGGTCGGGAGTGTCCTCAACGGCCACAAATGTGCATCGACAATTTGGATGCGCTGGAACAACCGACTTCGATTCTTCGATTTTGTATTTGGCTCCTTCATACGGAGCGCACAATGCTCTGTCGGTTTGGGTGTCGACAACGACCAATCTCTCCACATATTGGAATCCTGCTCGCCGCATTCCAGAGATGTGTGAGTTCTCAACCACTCGGCGAGTCTCGGTTCGTGCTATGCGTGAGTAGTAGTATGATGGATATTTTGCACCGTTGGGGTCAATCAACGAACGCATCTCGGCTGAAGCCCATTTCCATGATTCTCCACCAGACACCATTCGCTCAAAGACACCGATGACATTCTTGCGATGTGAGCCGAGTGTGTTGCGGAGAGCAGGGAGAACCCATCGCCTTCGCCAGAATGCAATCGCCGCAATATCATCGGCCATCAACGCCGAAGCCATTCCGGTTGGTGCAAGTGTGAGAGCGAGTGAATCCGCATAAGCCGAAGTGAGCATGACTTCTGCTTCGACAATTTGCTTTTCGAGTGTTGCGGCGATATTGGTGTCAATACGGCCAATGGCGACCTCGATGTCGTTGAGCGATATTGTGTCTTTTCGTCTGAACATTTTGATGGGAATGTCAAGGTCGACATTTGGAATCTCAACCGCTTCATCGCCACCGGCGAACATCTGGTTCAATTCTCTCATCACATCGGATGCGAATTGTTCTTGTTGGTCGGCAAACATTTGTTCCATCAGGATTGTATTCTGCCCGATGAGATTGTCATATTCGTCAGCAGATTTGATTCTCCTGTTCTGTATATCGAGCCGAATATCGGCGGATAATCCAGCCGGTTCGAGTTCATCATTCCAATCTGGAGCCGAACCTGCTCCATCGCCTTCATCAAGTGGCCGACTTTTTTCAGGGAATAAATCGTTGAGAGATGGGGGAGTCGCTGGATTCTCACCTTCACCGCCGAGCGCATCCGCACCAGCATTGATGGATAACTTCGGAGAGAGATAGAATGGGTCGTCTGCTTCGGGTTCGCTCAATCGCTCAAGACCAAGCATCTGGCGAGCCTCGTTGATACTGACCACACCTTCTTGGCGCAGATTGCTGATTGCATTCGACTCGGCCTTGCGAGTCTCGGCCAGTTCTTTTTCACGGCTCGGTCGGATGGTCGTGAAATTGAATATCCATTCGTCAATCCCAAGCAACGGCAACAGGCGATTGTTGATGACGGCTTCGATTCGGCGATGGAATGATTCAATCACATCATACCACGCATCCAATTGTTGTTCTGGATTTGACATTTTGCCTGTTTGGACCCAACCCAATTTCATTGGTGGGATTCCGAACACAGCGCAAATCTCTTCACGATAGTAATAGAGCAAATCCAATTGCGCCCCTTCACGAGTCGAATCGAGAACCCTGTGCATATTGAATCCTGTTCCACCATTGACGGCGACCAACCCGAACGGTGATTTACCACCAGTCAATTGTTGCTCAAGTAGTGAGAGCATCGCCTTCATCTCGGCGTTGCTGATGTCGCCGACATTGAGGATGGTCTTGGGGAGAGTTCCGGTATAGAGTTCGTTCAGATAATTCGACAGGTTCAGGTGTCCGGCGATGACATTCAACAAGGCGATGAGTGGTGAAGTTCCATACGCTCGGCCATGCTTGAACTTTGAAATGTGAATCACTTTGTCGGCGGAGAATTGTCGAGTCTCGCCATTGACCTTCTGCGTATAGGCCATTTTAGGTGGGGCGGGTCTGCGATTCCCTGCGGTCAATTTCATTTGCTCGGCAGGGATAGGCCACACACTCACGAGTTCGCCACCGAATGTCCACTTCACACCCTTTGAGTCCAGAGATTTATCCGCACTCCCATCGAGTTCGAGATAGGCATCTCCAAATAACGCAAGGTCATAGATTAGAGTCTCCAACCACTCGTTGCCGTTGTCATCGGGATTCGGATTCTTGAACCAGTCTCGTGCCTTCGCCAATTGTGTTGAATCTCCAGATTCCGCACCTTCGGGCAGGATGAATGTGTAGCCATTCCCAAGACAGTCATCAACAGTTCTGCGAAGGATTGCATTGACCACTTCGGATTTGAGGCTGATGTCTCTCAACAATTGATAGGACACTTTCGTTTCAGTTCCAGAGCCGGATTTGCCTCGACCTTTTTGGGTTGCTTGGCCAATTTTCGACATGGATGCGAGTGCTTTGCCATCCCAATCGAGTTCCGGTTTGTGTGCTTCATTCACCATCTGGGTGAACTTGGCGACATCTGCCGAATCAACAGGTCGATTGCGACCCAGAAGTCGGTCGGTGATGCTACGCTTGCGTTCCGCCATAGATAGCGGGTTGTGTCATGGGGTTTAATTGCATTTGTGATAAGAATGAAGAAGAGAGCCACTCCACACCAATCCCTGTGTTCAGCAGGTCTTGTTCCACCGTGTCAATATGTGGAGGCTCGCCCCCGAAGGGGTTGGCGGGGTTGAACAATCCTGTCCAATCCACGAGTCGCTTCATAGGGGGGAACGCCCCCAACACGCTCGCTTTTTGTCCAAGTCGGCTCATGTTGACGGAGAGGACACTCACATAAGAACCTTTCCATTGTGATTCCACACCATTGTGATGCCGAACTCTTTATAGGGGGGAACTGCCACGACAGGGTATAGGAGACCGGATAACATGGGCGATGACAATGTTGGAATGACCACGACTTGGGCTCGCAACGACAAAGGCGATTTCCAAGACGCATACAGGGCTCGTGCTTCTCAAGTCAGAACCACAGACGCTCGTTCAATCACCGCCGCTTCACAAGTCATGTATGACTGTGTTATGGCCAACGGATGGGCTGACCACATGGGTGATGTTCACCCTATGAACTTCAAACAAATGTGGATGAGCGATGTCATGAACTCAATCAACAAAGCCGACTTTGAGAAGAGACGCTTTGCTGGGAACTCCGGCTATTGCAGATTCATGAGACCATACATGGATGCTCACGATACCGCTTTCATCGCTGGTGCAGATTATGTTGATTCGGCAATCGCTGGATTCAAAGGCATGATGGACTTCTATGGTGTTGATGCACCGTTCTGGGCTTGGTGGGTTTGAGTCGACTTCAGCGAACGGCTCTGGAATCGTGAGCCGACACCGTTGAAGGTCATGACCAATCTGGCTTGTCGTTGGTTTCGATGATACGCATATTCCCGTAGCGTCTGGGGCAATTCACGGCGTTGCACTTGGGTCTTGATGAGCGAGTCCATTTGGTGCGCCCACAAGCATCGCATTTGGCGCACCGGAGAGGCATTAAATCATCCCATCAACGGCCATTGGCGCACCAGTAGCCGCACCGATTCCGATGAGGATTCCAAGCACGATGCGACCTGAATAGCGGCGGAGAATCGACAATGCTTCGTTCTTAATCTCCTTGAGTTCCGCCACTTCTCCTTCGATGGTTTTGACATCGTGCTTCAATTCGGCGATGTCTGCGCTCATGTGCGCCAGATGATTATCTCGAAGATTAGCCAAATCTCGATGAATGGCTTGGGTCCATTGAAAGTGAACCGCATCACGGTCGGTGTCATTCGGCATTAGATTCACTCTCGGTGATTATCTCGTCAACCACTTCTTTGACTTCTTCGGCTTTCTTTGAAATTGCTTGCGCTTCTTCAATAACTTCATCAATCGTTATCGTGCCATCGGCCATGACTCGTTTGTATCGTTCACGAAGCCAAAGGGCTGTGGGGATTGCGGCAACGCCGATAAGCGTGAGGATGGTCTCGATGTCCATACCGGCTGGTGGGCGGTTGGGGTTTATCACGGATTCGATTCATTCATTCAAAGGTTGACCACATGGTTTTATGATGTTGGGGTTTGTCGGGATTGTTATGGGAGTGAAAGCATGGCCAATAGGAGACGACATTCCGATTCCAAGTTCGGATGATTTCACATTTGTTGTCATGTGGTCAGGTGGGTTGTCATCCTATGAAGCGGCAAGGCGTTGTGTTGACCAGTTCGGCAAAGAGCGAGTGGTGTTGTGGTTCGCCGATACTAAGACAGAAGATGCCGACCTGTATCGGTTCAACGATGAAGCATCCAAATCACTTGGTTTGCCGATTCGCTCATTTGTTATAATTGGAAAAAGCGGGGAACCGCTGGACTTGTGGTCAATGGCGAGGGAGCGAAAGTTCATCCCAAATAGTCGTGCTGATATGTGTTCACGAGTGTTCAAACGAGAACCGTTGAGAGCCGCCATGAAAGATGAGTTCACACCGGATAATGCAATAGTCGTTATGGGGTTCGATAACATCGAGGATTGCGGTCGCATCGAACGAGGTCGAGCCTCGCAAGCACCATTCCCTGTCTATTTTCCATTGTTAGAAGGTGCGACCCCATTCAAACGCAAATTGATGCGTGAAGTGAAAGCGTCTGGTATTGACCCACCCCGATTGTATGAATTGGGATTTACACACAATAACTGTGGTGGGTTCTGCGTCAAGGCGGGGTTGGGTCAATTTGCTCACTTGCTCAAGACTCTCCCAGATGTGTATGCTCATCACGAAGAACAAGAGCGCATCACCAAAGAATTGTTGAAGTCGCCACACACAGCATTGAGTCGAGGTGGCAACCCATTGTCATTGACGGATTTGAGAGAGATGATTGAGGCTGGAAAGAAGTTCTCATACAAAGAACTCAACACCGATATGTCATGCGATTGCTTCTCGGCTTGGTTCGATTAGTGAATAAGAAGGCGCAGGTGCAATCTCTCACCATGACGGCAGAACCGACCAAGCGAGGCTTTGGGAATCGGCGGCGAACCCCCGACCCGATTTGATGGTTGGGGAGCGACCCCGCATCCAATACACCATAGAACTCTCCCCGCCCTCATGCCGCCGAAGCGAGCGTCAGGGGCCACACTCCGCTAAGAGTGGGGTTCTCTGCTAATCAAGACGAGGGGTGTTCAGTATATCAATGTTTTGATTCTCAATTCTCACGCACCAAAGGTTCTCATGGTCGGCAACCCACCACCTTCGTCAAGCATATCGAGCGCAATAGTCGCATACAGCAGAGCGTGAAAAGCGTGGTCATCTCCATCTCGACCATACTTCGTCAGGGTTTGCGACCGGCGTTTTCGACTCGTTTTCATATCATCCTCAACAGATGAATTGATGGCACACCATTCGTGGAGAACCCATTCCAGTTCCCTGTCCTTGAACGGCAAAGAGATTTCCTGTTTTTTGATTTTCTCCAAAGTGCGTTCGATGTATGTGGTTCTGTCGACAATGGCCATGTTGATGATATTGCGGTTGTTATCTCGCTTCTTGAACTCATATGGAGTCATAGGCCGAGATGAGTAATAGCACGAGCAGACTCGCTCGCCGAACTCCTTCTGGAGTTCCTTGACTTGTCGTGCGCCGTAGCCAATATCACAAACGACCTTTCGAGAATTGTATCGGAGAATGAGTTCCTTGACTCGTGCGACTTCATCTAAGTCTCCATCGCCACGAGCCTCGACTTGAAGTGCGTTCAATATCCGTTTGCCATCTGCGCTCATGATGACAATTGTCGTTGTCAATCCCCAATCAATTCCCATCACCGATTCTTCTGGGATTTTCACGCTCTCGGTCGGAAACATATCGGAGTCGATAACTCCCAAAGCCACATCGAATGTGAGGGGTTTTGCCGAACCAGCAAAGAACTCACCGAGAACTTCATTTTGAAATCGGCGAGGTGTGTATGTTCCACGCTTCTGTTCAATGTCATCATCGCTCACATCGGGGTGCATTGGTTGAGTGATGTGATAGCCAATGATGTGGTCAACCTGTGTGTCGTGGCCATGCTGATGCACCCATTGTTCACCATCCCACTCGCCCTTCGTGCTGGTCTCCCAGAGCCGCCAGAACTCCGAGCCTTGCTCACGAGCCGTTCCACTCACGAGAACAATTTTGAAGTTCGATTGAGTCAGCATCTCGATTAGCATTGGGAGAACATCTGGGTCGGAATCCTGATATTCATCTATGCAACACATATCGGCGGCGATACCGAGCAAACCGTGAGCATCGCCCCAGTTCGAGTAGGCATAGAAGTGGTTCAACGACTTTGCACCGACATCGAATGTCTGGTGGCTCACGGATGCTTTGATGCGTTGCTTGAGAAGGCATCCACCGTTGATGCTTGACATCATAGCCCCATTGAACCGTTCTTCAACGAATCTGGACACCTGTGGTTGTCTTGGTGCGGTATAGACGGCATTGAAGTATGGAATGTTCAATAACCCATACAAGAGCAGGTTGCAGATGGTCTCGGTCTTTTCGACCTTGCGTGAACATTTGAGAACAATCACCTTCGTGATGTCATTCCGTTCAGTCGCACCGAAGTGCCGATAGATGTCGATGAGATATGGTCGTTCGTGAAGCATGAAGGGCTTGCCTTCGATGGTTCTGAAGTATTGCGCCCAACGGTCAGGATAAAGGGCTATTTCACGAGCCTGTTGACTCGTGAGGGTCAATCCACCACCCTCGCTCATAGAGCAAGGGAGTGAACCCCTATTCGTCAACCTATCGGTTCAAACCTTCTCAACGATTGAGAATTGGTCTGCGTATTCGTTTGCCGCTTGGCGACTGGTGAATGTGCAGATGGTCTCTCCGGTCTTGTGGTCTTTCACGGCGAAGTTCCCCTCATCATCACGCATGATAATGACTTCAAGAACCTTTGATTCAATCTCGCCTTCGATGACCATAGCGGTGGCCTTTGAGTATGGCAAGCGGTAATGCTTTGCACAGATGGGTCCGTAGCCATGTGCGGTTGAACGATAGTCAGTCAATGGCAAGGAGCAGAAGCAACATCGGCCAGATTTGCGACCCATGTCCATCACAGTTCCAAGTGGGTCATCACGAAGTAGTGTCATAACCCTGTGAACTTCGGCGTTGGTTGCTGGAGTGAAGTTCCATCCTGCGGTTGCTTTGTTGATGTGTCCATATTGAGCATCACGGTCGTTGTAATCAGCACCGTGATTGTGAACATAGAGAACCTCGTTGGTCTCTTTGTGTCGGCGGTTGGAACGAACAACGACTTCACGGCCATCGTCAGTTATCAAGTGGATTTTAGTGCGAGTCAATGTTGCACCGGCGGCATCGAATAGTTCCAGAACTGCCTCAAATCCATCCATAGCATCGGAGTCGCTCACAGGTGTGGTTGCGATGCGATGTGCTTCACGAGCCGCCGCACGAGCCGCACGAGCCGCATCCCTGCTTGCTTTATCGGCGATTCCCTTTGCCTGTGCATCTGTTCCCTCGTCAATCATTTTGTGAACATACGGCAATTGCTTGGCGGATAGATAACCCTTGTTGCGACCTTGACGAATCAAGGATTGAGCGAAGGTCTGACTTCGGTGTGAAAGGTATGGTCTGACTTCATCGAGTTTGTCGCATAGTTCCGAGAGGTTCTCGGTTGCCGGTGGAGTCGATACTGGTGCGCCGCCGGACACAGGTGTTGCCGGTGGAGTCGAGGATGGTGTTGCCTCTGCGGTGATTCGCTTCACCCAATACATTTGCTTCTCACTTAGCGAATACTTCTGACCCTTATTCACGAGGTCGCTTGCGAAGGATTTGCTTCGGTCTATTACATCGTCAAGCACACTTTCAAGTGCGCTGACGGCTTCAATTTGCTCTGGACTAATGGTTGCCATGTTTATACCGAACAGGTTGCCACTTATCAATGCTTCGGAATATCAATAGTCAATTCAAACACTTGAATCGTCTTTCCAATCACGCTTGCGTTCGGCCATCTTGGCCTGACGGACTTCTCTCTCGGCGGCTCGGCGGTCATCATCCGCCCTGCGCTTGAGAGTCTTGTTGAGTCGGTTGGTTCCAGCAGATACGGTTGCGCTCACACACACAGGAATCAATTCTGATGTCGGTGCATCAAAGTGAACCGCCCATTGGAATCCTCTGCGGAACATAGCAACATCTTCGACAACGGTGTCTGATGGGAGATTCGGCTTTGCCTCTTGGAATGCGGCTTCTTTCATCCATAGAGATGCACAACCCTTGATTGAGCCATAGATAGCGGCGACAATCTGGTTCGGTTCATGTGGGAATCTGGCGACCGTATAGGTGATTGAACCTGCTTGCATATCCTCACATTCAAGTCCATGTTCCAGTAGTTTCGCTTTCAGATTCTCTCTTGTCATACGCTTCAATTCTCTCTTGCCAATGGCAGGTCGCTTTCTGGGCATATTACCACCGAGCCAGCCCCACCTATATCAATCGTTCCGTTCTATCAACACAAAAGATTCACACCAGACTCCACCGTTATTCGCTTTGCAGCAATCCCGACAAGCCGATTCGGGAGCCATCCGGCGAGTTCTGAACAGAACTTTGTGGCATTTTGGACATTCATACTTGAACAGTCGACCCTTATCTCGCTCGATACGCTCGATTGCTCGAACGAACTTCGCTCGTTGATAGCGATATTCGTCAAATTGTTCCCAGCCTGATTCCAATTTGGTGAACATCTGGCCATGTCCTGCTTCGCTCCCACATACAATGTGAAGCAGTTCGTGATGAATCAATCCTTTGAGCAGGAGTGGCTCCATCAAGTGATACTTGTCGAATGAATAGCGATTGAGAGAGATGGTGAAATCATCATCCTTGAATCTGACCTGCGCCAGTAGGCGGATTGTTCCCTCACGGAGATACCGCCAGCGCAACCACGATGTTCCGCTTGGCAACCCACCGAGAACATCTGGTCGGTCGGCTCGCAATTCTCGATAGAGATTCCGAACCAACAGGAGATGCTCAACAGATAGTGGGTTGGTCAATCTGGATTTCCGACTCGTTCCCATTGTTCACCCTCAACGGCGGTGATGAAAATAATATCGTCTGCTCGGAACAAGCGGAATACTTGTTGGGGATTTGTCAATGTCAACATGAGAACCTTCTCGCCAATCGCCGTTGGCGATGTGTTGGCGTTTATCTCCCATGAGTGAGTCTTGAGTCCGTTGACTTCGATTTCATCGTGCTCCATTTCATCGTTCACTTCTTCGACCACTTCTCGTATGTCATCCTCAAGACTCATTGAGAATCACTCTCCTGCCCCAAGAATAGATTGACGACACCATTCTCGACCTTCACCAAGAATTGTCGACCATCACGAGTCCATGACACTTCGCCATTCGAACGGTCTCCGATAATTGCGTGGATGAACTGGTTGATGTCGGTGAGATTCAATCGAATCATATCGACAGTCGGTTGATGAGGATTGGTGATACACTTCTTTGAACTGGCATCTGGATTGACTCTGGAATGCCTCATGGCATCTCCATCATACGCTTCTCGAACTTTGTCTTGAGTTATCGACTTGACAACCCACGAGATTCCCTCGCCGGTCGCCAACCATCGGCGACTGTTCTTCGGATGCTTCTGGATGAAGCCCGACACCTTCAACGAATGAATGGTATGATTGTATGACTTCGCTTGTAGCGGTGCATCGTTGATTATTCCAGTTTTGTTTGTTGGTTCGTTTGAGTTCGTGATGAACATTTTGAGAACACTCATCATTCTCACTCTGGTCTTGTCGCCGATTCCGGTCATAATTCATTCATGGATTGCACACCATTATGAACTCGCCGGTATTGATATAGTGGGGTAAAGGAAAAGGATTGGTGGGGGATGCCACTTCGACTATACATTTGTTGGCCGACCACTCGTTGTGGCCGTTTAAGGGATTACTCTCCCACTTGCGGTCTCGTTCCGCATCCCAAGTCGCTTGGGTATTTGATGCGAGGGTGTTGGTGTATATCAATGCTTTGGTTCTCAAGCCTCAAATGATACGGTTCCACTCATGTCGCCATCTCGGTCGAGAGCCAAGAACTGTTGAGTAGTCTTGAGCATCATCATTTTCGCCCTGTCGATATTCCGCTGGGTCTGGTCGCCATGCTCCATCCAGTTATCGGAGTCAATATCCCCTCGAACACAGTATGCAATTTGACCTTGCTTGCGAAGTAATTTGGGAGATGAGATTGCGATGAGTTCCTGCTCAAGTGATTTGATAGCGAACAAATCCGCACCGGCATCAGGATGCGGAGTTCCATCGGCCAAGTTTCTCGGCCAACACACCAAGTCTTGATATGAATCTGGCAACGGTTGGAATGCCACCGATGGAATCACAACCGTCTTAGACGAATGGAGTCCTTTGTGTGGGCGATTGAATTGAAGTGCGGTGGCATCGAGAACGAATCCTTTCGCCGCACAAACCACATGGCCATCATAGCCATCACCATCGACAACCTGTTCGTGGAATATCCCCAGATAATATGGCACAAGGTCGGGTCGGGTTTTGGGTTTGTTCCTATTCCCGCCACGCTGGTTGCGAGCCTTTGCTCTGGCTTGCCACGAGTCATGTTTGGATGGTTTGGGTGCTTTGATAGGCATCCCACCGGCGAATCGAACATAGTCATAATTCCACCCATACACATCACAAGCAATCGCTTTGGCTTCTGCATCGAACCCCACTTCTCTAAGAGTGTGAGCCATAGCCTCGCTGATTTGATAGCAACAATCTGGGAACATCTTGGAGTCTTGGAGCATAATGGCGGCATTCAAGACGGCTTCAATCTCATGTGGAAAGTCGGGCATCCTGTGATATGTGAGGTCGACTTGGACTTCTTGGTCGCTCATGTCAATGAAGAGAGGCCACACCCTTATCAATTCTTTGGAATCACAATGGTCGTTGGTTCTTGACAGGTGTATGAGATAATCACGGCGTTCCGGTCGGCATCGAGAGTGTTGTGGTCGAACACCCACTTCTTGACGGCATCATCTGGATTCTTCAAGCAAGTGTATTGCGAGCGAAGAATTGGCCGAATCGCATCATCCGTTCGGTATTTGTTCCAGACGGATTGCTCACATATTCTCAAAGCGGGGTCGAATGAATCTCCATCGACTTCGCCGATTTTGACTTTATTCTCATCCCAAGTGTGAATCCAGATTTTGCCGTTCCCAGATTGAACGAGAAGAAGTATCGGCTCCAATATCTCTTCGGCAAGTATGTTCTCCAGAGCCGATTCCATCATTTCACTCCCATTCAACATTCAAGTTCAAGGGTCCGGCCACACCAAGCGTTGCGACCACGACTAATCCTTTGAGGAACATGACTTCATCGAAGTCAAATGAAAACACTCCCGTCTGGGCGGATAGAATATATTTAGCAACGAGGTTCGTGGATGCCACATCTCCGACTTCGGCACAATCATGAATCTCCAAAGTGCAATCATCCATCCCCAATGAGCCAGTCAAACGGAGCATCATGACTGGTGCTGGACTTGGAACAAGACTTGTGGTAGTCGATGTCAACGAGAGGTTTGTGATGTTCCCCATACGCAATTCGTTCTTCATGGGGGGTTATCACGGTATTGGGTCATTCTTCTTCATCAGGAGTGGCTTCTCCACTCTTTCGATTCTTCAAGAACTGTTTCATGGCGGTTCTCGCACTTTGATGGTTATAGCACAATCGGAATCCTCTCGATGCGCTGTTCCGGCATCCTCGTTTTGCACATAGCCGCATTCTTAATCACCACGAGCCATGAACCACAACCAGATAGACACCCATATCAAAAAGAACCAATCGCTGATTGCATCCTTCATTGAATCGACCCCATCATTCTCCACCCGTTGTTTCCAAGACTTTGGCGAGAACTTCATATTGAGTTATACTGGTCTGGCCGAACGACACATCACAAGCCACTTGCTCACGCTCGTTGACCATTCCAATCCCTTGTGCAAGGAACATCGCAATATCCGCCGCAGACATATTCATGTCAGGTGGGAGATTCCCTTTGGCTCGGAACTGAATCACGATGGTCGGGTATGATTCTTCAATCGGTTGGCTTGGCTTTGCAGACTTCTTCGGCATGACCAACCCTCGCAATCCCACCCTTATCAATGAAGCGGAATCACAATGAGAACAATGATTGGGAATGATTGGAACCGGATTCAAACCGATTGACGGCGGTGTCAATCATTATCCCCCCTATGGGGGGATAGTCCAAAGAATCAGATGAGACCCCCTCTTGACACACATACACACCCAATCTGGTGTGGTTGGGCGCAGTATATCATTCTCCCATTTTGTAGTGTGTGTGTGTCCCATACACCCCCTTCGTTTGTTTAATTGATTTGATGGAACATAAGTAGTAATATAGCGAAAAAAAAATAATGAAAAAACGAGATTCTATTTTGAGAGGATATTCAAGCGAAAACGAAAAACCAAATGCTTCTCGACCGACAGGCGGGGGGTCATGGCTCCGGCAGATTGTCGACCATCAGGCTATCTGGAGCGAATGACATTCTCATCCCCCCCACGATGCTGAATATATTCCAGTTCCCGAAGTCGAATCATCATCGACAATTCTCTGGGAGCGAGAGCGAGGCATCATGCACCCGCACACCTATCGCACACCCTTCACATCATTCGATGATTCGGCGAACGCACAGATTGGTCAAAGCATTCCGAACTGGCACATCTATCTGTCAGATGGCCGGTCGTGTTGTTGACCATGTGCATCCCACCAGATGGTGGCACACCCATGCACACCCTTCGATGAAGGCGGTGATGATTGAACACCCCCCACACCCCGAAGGATGCAGGGAGTGAACCATCGTTGGTTGACTGACTTGGGATTCAAGCGGTGCGAGCAGTGAACTGCTGGCGACCTGCTTTCATTCCACGAGTCTCGTTGGTGATGGACTTTAGAAGTGCTTCAGCAGCGGCGAACTTCTCGGAGTCGAAGTCGAGTCCAAGTATTCGTGCTTGTGTTGCGACATCTCCATTGATGAGTGATTCTTTCATCTGACTGGTGATGTTCTCTGCGGTGATGGTGTTGTTGTTCATCAAGAGTAATAGTGCAAGACTCTTTGTTCCAAGTTTCTGTGTGATTACTGCATCTGGGTTGTCAAGTCCGACTGTTGCATCGCCGGTGATTTGGCTGGTTGCTCCGGTGTTGTTGTCAACGATTGTGAGGTCAACGCTGTTGGTCTGCTTCTCGGCAGGTGCGTCATTCACGGTTGTGCGGTCAATCTTTTTCTGCTTTGTTGCCCACGAAGCAACGGCGCATCCTGCGCCTGTTGACATAACGGCAGAGGAATCCACAAGGGTTCCTGTTGCCCTGTCAAGGGTTAATTCGGTGGTCTGGCTTTCGGTTTCGGTTTCGGTTTGGCTCATTTTGGCTCTCTCCTTGTATTGGCGTAGGTGTTCCACCTTATCAATGCTTCGGTTATATCAATGCTTTTTGGCCATAATACTTCAATTTTAACTGGGCCGAACGAGCCTCAACAAACCTCGATTCGATATTGAACCGAATAACTTCGGCAGAATGATGTCGACCAGTCGTTCGGATTGCAGGATGGAGCATATTTGGGGATTTCACAGGCTCGCAGTATAGCGGTTTTCTAAGTTCGTTTTTTTCGTCTTTTTTGTAATTGTCTGGAAAACACTCGAAGGAACTTTTGGCCATATCGGATTCGATATATCATCCAGTTCGCCAGTTCTGGTTGCTGGAATCGAATCGAATCGAATCCGACCGCAGATTCATTCTTCGGATGAAATGGTTTCAACGACTTCTTCAATATCCTCATCAACCAGTTCGGCATCCAATTCAATATCTATGACCTGAATCTCTTTTTGAATCACATCTCGGAACTGTTGTAATGGGTCATAGCCAACATTGACCACAACCTGTGGTGCGGCTTCTTGCGCTCCTGTGAACTTATCCATTGATTCCTGTGCCTTGAGCAATCCACCCACCATGAATGACACCGAGTTCAGTTTGCTCACCGAGTCGGCCTGTTGATGTGCGCTCTCGATGATGGCTTCGAGTCGACCCATCGCTCGCCGCCTTCGAGCATATGAATCCAATCGTTGATGCTCAACATCATCCATCTCGGCTTTCGCCACGACCATCCACTTGATGTCGTCTGCAACAATCTGGCTCTGTCGAATAAGAGTTCTCCACTTTGCTGGCGAGGCGTGAGAGTCAAAGAGGCTATTTTCAACCAATGACCTTCTCACTTCGGCTTCGGTTTTACCACGAATCAACAGATGTGCAACGAACCGAATCAATGCCTCATCATGTTTGCTCGGCAGTAATTCATCAACATCATCTATACTCTCAATGGAATCATCCATATTGTTATCCTATGTCTATGTGGTTATTCACACTTGCGGAGAATTGTGATTCAGACTATTCGAGCAATTTCACGACTCGATAGTGCGCTATCGTTCGGGTTGTCGTCTGTTCTCGGTCAAGGAATCCTTGAACCACATACTCGGTCAGAATCATCGCCACTCGTTGGATTGGTTGGCGTTGAAGAAGTTTGCTTTTGGTCAATCCTCTCGGCGTTCTAATCTCTTCGATAAACCAATCCAACGAGAACGAATCATCTATCTCCATCAATAGTAAAGCGTCTCTAATTTGTTTGCGACATTTTGGATTCTTGGTCATCATTCTCACCTCTGGGTTCTCGCTCAAAGAGTGCATCGAGTATCACATTCGCCACCCTCACTTTGTTTTCAATCGAAGCCAGATTGGGTTCCAGTCGCCACGAATCCATCACCCGCATAATTGAATCAATATCTAATCCAGACTTCTCGACAATCTCATCCAATCCCGCTTTAGCATTCATTACATTGAGAGCCAAGACTCGGATTCCCTTCTCATGTTTGGAGTCATTGTCAATCGTTTGAATGACCCAAGCCCGAACATCGACATCATTCAACCCCACAAGGAATTGCATCAGACTCACGAGAACCACTCATCCATTGTGTCTTGAGATATGGCGACACCATCCTTGAAGCCGGTCAATACCCGATTCTTCTCTTCGGGCAGGTCGACATGAGGAACATGACAATCAACGGCTTCAATTCTCTCACCGAGCCAACGAATGACCGGAACTGCCATCGAGTTCCCACAGGCTTTGTAGCGATGTCCATCTGGACACTCGGATTCGGGTTTGCCTTTCCATTCGATGCGAGTCCAGTTATCGGGGAATCCCTGCAATCGCTCACACTCCAATGGAGTCAATCTGCGAACTATCATCTCCCTGCGAATCGCCGGATAACCTTGACCAGCCTGACCACCTTGAGATGATGAGAGTGTTGGGTGCATATCGGCTTCAAAGACCGCCCCATCTCCCTTCGTTGTGAATGCCTTGACATCGGTGGGTTGACCGACTCCAGCACTCCCACGCACACCCAATGCGTATGATTGGCCATCCTGTCGATACCCCTTTCCAGCCAACGGCGACTTCTTGTTGTATTGTTCAACATCTTGAAGCGACACAACATCATCCGGTTGAGCAACCAATGTCGCAGCGTTGCGAGGGTTGGTCTCTTTGGTGATTGTTGGAGTTATCGAACCATCGTTGGGTCCTAATTTGACATAGTGGCTCAAATCCCCATCCTTCGAGCGACTCATATTTGCTTGGAATGACACCGCATCATCCTCTTGAACAATCGCCAGCCCACCTTGATTGAGAGCAGGATTGGGTTGCATTGTGTCGAGAGTCGGTGCAATCTCCACGCCAGATTGTAATCCCGAATCTGGATTTGACGATTTCATGGAGTTCGAGGATTGTGAATCGAACTTGAATATCTCCACATTGGGTTCTTGAGCAATCATCGTCTGACCTTTGCCATCGCTCGTGAGAAGTGTTCCAGTCTTTTGACCATCATCGTCAATCAATCGAACTTCATCTCGTGAATTGACAGCCCATGCACCAGCGGTTGGTGTAGCAACCAATGGTCGCTCATTCCCTGCCATCACGGTCGGTTGGGTGTTCTCCATACAATTCCCCATCTGGGCTGGCATATTCCCTTCAATGCCGATGGGCAAGTCGCCATTCATCTCTTGTGTATGTGCAACGAGCGAACAGTCAGATTGACAATGAAGAGTCGGTGCGAGGTTTTTGACAACCGCACCCCATTGGTCGGCTTGACTCCCACCAATCCCCCACACTTCATCGTCAATCTCGACTCCAACCAATGCTTTATCGTCTTGACAATTCAATGTCGGTGCGAGGTCATCGCCGAATGTCGCTCGTGCTTGGCCACCTTCGATTCCGATGGCCTTCACTCTTCTTCGGTCGAGGTCGGTGGATGATTCAAACCATCCTTGCCCCTCTCCAATGCTCTCTGGAGAACCTTCGGCATTCGCTTGGCGTTTGATTCCAGATGCCTTCGGAGAATCCCCTGACAGGCTATTGGGCTCAAATAATACCGCTGCGGAATGTCGCCAATCGGCTCCAAGATGTCCAACAACGAACACCCTTCTGCGTCTTTGTGGGACTCCGAAATGTTGAGAGTCAAGAATCCTGTATGAGACCCCATACCCGCATTCCCCCATGAGTGCGAGTAGGGCTCCAAAATCCCTCCCTCCGTCAGATGACAGGAGTCCTGCCACATTTTCGAGAATGAACCATGTTGGTCGAACTGTGTCAACAATCCGGCAGAACTCGATGGCCAAGTTCCCACGAGGGTCATCCAATCCAAGACGCTTTCCTGCAACAGAAAACGATTGACATGGTGAGCCTCCGATAATAAGGTCGATGTCTTTGTCTTTCCACTCATCCCAATTCACCTTTGTAATATCTCCGAGATTCGGAACATCTGGGAATCGTTGAGCGAGAACCGCCGATGGGAATGGTTCGATTTCACAGAACAATTGTGGCTCCCAACCGAGTGGATGCCAAGCGACTGATGCGGCTTCGATACCGGCGAATAGTGAGATGTATTTGAACGGCTTCTTAGGCGTTGAGATGGGTTGGTCGGACACAATTTCACTCCCCCTTCTTTGTCGTTGTGTGTGTTGGTTTATCAGGCTTATGCTCCAGCAATTGAATAACTGCTTCGAGATTGTATTCCGAATCGACCAATCCGTTGACAATTGGCGTGAGAACTGATTGCACAATGATTTGTTGCTCGCCACCCGCACAGATGTTGCGAATCGTCTTGATGTATTCACCCGCAAGAACGCATTCATCCTTGATGGTTTGATTCAAATCGTTGGCTTCTTTGTAGTGTGGAATCCGACCCAGAACTTCGAGGATTTGATTCATCTCTTGCTTCGCTTGCTCAAGGCAATCTCGCTCATGTTCTTCGGCCAGTTCAGCCAAGTGCGCTTGCTCTTGTTGCCAGATGGCGTATTCGGTTGGACAATCTGTAATGAATCCCATAAGTGTCGAGTCGATTCCCACCCTTATCAAATGAACCACTCACCAAAGGTGGGTGTGTGGGGAATCTGCTCATCGGCTTGAACCAGATGGCCGACAATTTGACTGACTCGCTTCGGAATCAGTTCTGCATATTCACTATTGAGTTCGATACCGATGGCGTTGCGACCATGTTTGACGGCGACTCCGAGCGTTGTTCCAGAGCCGGCGAACGGGTCGAGAACCATTCCACCGACCGGAGAACCCGCAAGAACGCATGGCTCAATCAATTGTGGAGGGAATGTTGCGAAGTGTGCGCCCTTGAATGGCACGACAGGAATCCACCAGACGCTACGCTTGCGGCGAAAAGGTGTGCCAGTCTTGTGGAACTTTTTTTTCCACTCCAAGAGTCCGGCGTTGCCACCATTCCCTGCACCATAGTGTTGCGTTGTTTTCATGTTGGGTCCTGCAACCTTCTTGTTGATGGACTTCTCCTTGATGGCATCAAAGTCAAAGTAATACTTCTTGGACTTGGCCAACAGATAGATGACTTCGTGATTCCGAGAACACCTATCTCTCGATGGTTCGGGCATGGGGTTGGGCTTCGCCCAGATAATCTCTTGACGCAAGAACCACCCATCCTCTTGGAGTGCCATAGCGACTCGTGCCGGTATCATCTGCAATTGCTTCTTCACATAGGTGTCGCCGATGTTCAACCAAAGTGTGCCTTCGGGCTTGAGAACTCGTTTGACTGCTCGAAGAATCAGAACAAGTGAATCAATGAAGTCCTGTGGATTCGATTCGATGCCGAGTTCATCATCACCATCGGTGTATTCACGGAGACCCCAATATGGTGGCGATGTGATGCAAGTGTCAACCGATTCGGGTTCTATATCGTCAAGTCTATCGAGAGCATCACCAACCAACACCGAGAACTCACTCATACTTTATGAGAGCCAGCCCACCGTTATCAAACGAGTGGATGGTCAACGGATTTGTCGCCCAACACCCATTTGAGAGTCTTGACCACTCCTTGAAGTGCTTTGAACTGGCGAGCATCATGAACCCATTCCTTCGACTTGGTGGGATATTGTTGCATCGCCGTTTGATGATAATTCAATTTGAGTTCGGCCTTGCTCAACATCTCTTCGATTTCAATCCAAGTTCGGTCGTAGGTTCGTTGAGGCTCGGAGCGAATTGTCATCGTTCCAGAGCGGGCTCATACTCATATTTGAATATCGGGTTCGATAGGTATCACTTCAAACCCTTTTTCGCTCGCTTTTCGGCTTGGTTTTTCAGATAACATTTGCCGCAAATAACACTCATGGCCGTGATTGTGTTATGGCGAGTGATTGGTAGGCGACATTGAGCGCATTCGTTAGGCATGGGTCATTGACCAGAGGATTCTCATATATGACAATTGGGGATTGAACCAATCAAGTGATGTCAAAAGACAGTCCACCGACATTCTTTGAGAATCCTGAAATGTAGTATCGAGGTTGACCCATGCCATCATCCAAGACGAACAACAAATCGACAGTAGCACCGGCATGAATAGTCAACATCGTGCCTTCAACCAATAACACACCGTTGTGATATGTGAAAGGACATGGAACGAGATTCGCATCAATCAGGAATGATGGTGCATCAGTCGGGATGAGTGTGATAGATAAATCGGAATCTGGGAGTGTGAGAATTGGGATGGGTCCACCCATCGCAAGCGTCATGATGACATGAGTCAAAGTGTTCGGGAGTGGCATTCCACCCGCAACCGAACCCCACACCACATTCGCACCATCTCGACCCGCCGGACCCGCCGGACCCTGTGGGCCTGTTGCTCCCGCCGGACCCGTTGCGCCGGTGGCTCCGGTGGCTCCATCCGTTCCATCTGTGCCATCGGCTCCATCTG